ATTGATAAGTTAGATGGAACTGGTGTTTCTGGTATTACATTAGATATTACCAAAGCACAAATTCTTTGGATGGATATTGAGTGGTTGGGTCTTGGTACAGTCAGGATGGGATTTGTGATTGATGGGCAGTTTATTCACGCACATTCGTTCCATCATGCAAATCTAATTCAATCAACTTATATCACAACAGCATCACTTCCTTTGAGATATGAGATTGCTAATACTGGAATTACAACTAGTGCCAGCACACTCAAACAAGTTTGTTCTTCTGTGATTTCAGAGGGAGGTTATGAATTGCGTGGATTACAACAAGCAGTAAATACACCAATTACAGCACCAGTAGATTTACCAACTCCTGCTGGAACTTATTATCCTGTTCTTTCTATTCGTCTCAAATCTTCTCCAAATAGATTAGATGCGATTGTAATTCTGACTGCACTATCACTAATGGGAACAGGAAATGGTCCACAATATAATTGGCAGGTGAGAGCATCAGCAACTACTAGTGGAGGAACTTGGGTCAGTGCTGGTGCTGATAGTGCTGTGGAATATAAGATTGATGGAGGAGCCGTAAGTGGTGGAAGAATTTTAGCATCTGGTTTCTTCACATCAGCAAATCAATCTTCCGCATCAGTTGATATTCTAAAAGAAGCCCTATTTAAGTTTCAGTTGGAAAGAAATGGACTGACTGGAACTCCTTATGAATTAACTCTTGTATGTGCATCTGATACTGCTGGTGCTGATGTTTTTGCTTCCCTAGACTGGGAAGAAATTAGTAGATAATTTTTATGTCTGATAATATTTACTTAGGTAATCCTAATCTAAAAAGAGCAAATACACAAATTCAATTCACGGAAGAACAAATTATAGAGTTCTTGAAGTGTAAGGAAGATCCTGTATATTTTGCAAAGAACTATATTAAGATTGTTTCTCTGGATCACGGTCTTGTTCCCTTTGAGATGTATCCATTTCAGGAGAAACTTGTAAAAAACTTCCACGAGAATAGATTTAATATCTGTAAGATGCCACGTCAGACTGGTAAATCAACCACCTGCGTATCTTACCTGCTCCACTATGCCGTTTTTAACGATAATGTTAATATTGCTATCCTAGCGAACAAAGCATCTACTGCAAGGGATCTTCTAGGAAGACTGCAACTTGCTTATGAGAATCTACCTAAATGGATGCAGCAGGGTATTATATCTTGGAACAAAGGATCACTTGAATTAGAAAATGGATCAAAAATTTCATCAAACTCTACTTCTTCATCTGCTGTCCGAGGCGGATCCTATAATGTCATCTTTTTGGACGAATTCGCATTCATCCCGAATCACATTGCTGATGACTTCTTTGCCTCTGTTTATCCTACTATTTCTTCTGGTCAAAGCACAAAGGTAATTATTGTTTCTACCCCTAGAGGTATGAATCACTTCTACCGTATGTGGCACGACTCTGAAAGAGGTAAGAACGAATATGTGCCCACAGATGTCCATTGGTCTGAGGTTCCTGGTAGAGATGAAAAATGGAAAGAGCAGACAATTGCAAACACCTCAGAACAACAGTTTAAAGTTGAGTTCGAATGTGAATTCTTAGGGTCAGTTAATACTCTCATTAATTCTTCAGTACTAAAAAATCTTGTTTATGATGATCCAATAAAGAGAAATAAAGGATTAGATGTTTACGAAAATCCTAAAGAAAATCACAATTATTTAATAACAGTAGATGTTGCAAGAGGAATAGGTAATGATTATTCTGCATTTATAGTTTTTGATATTACTGAGTTTCCTTATAGGCAAGTTGCGAAATATAAAAATAATGAAATAAAGCCTATGTTATTTCCAAGTATAATTTATGAAGTTGCAAAAGCATATAATGAATCTTGGATTTTAATAGAAGTTAATGATATTGGTGATCAAGTAGCAAATATTTTACATTTTGATTTAGAATACGATAATGTTTTAATGTGTTCTCAAAAAGGTAGAGCTGGGCAAATTGTTGGATCTGGATTTAGTGGTAAAAAATCTCAACTTGGTCTTAGGATGACATCAGCAGTTAAAAAATTAGGATGTTCAAACTTAAAAACTTTGATAGAAGATAATAAACTAATAGTGAACGATTATGATATTATTAGCGAACTAACAACATTTATACAAAAACATAATTCTTTTGAAGCAGAAGAAGGATGTAATGATGATCTAGCAATGTGCTTAGTTATATTTTCTTGGTTAGTTGCTCAGGTATATTTTAAGGAGATGACAGATAATGACGTTAGAAAAAGAATTTATGAAGAACAGAAAAACCAAATAGATCAAGATATGTCGCCATTTGGATTTATTATCGATGGTTTAACCGAAGAAGAGGAGTTTGTTGAAAAATCAACAGGAGATAGATGGATGTTTGCAACATCCGAAAATCAAAATGAATCTTTAGAAATTTGGAATGTTGATGAATATGGTGATAGATCTTATATGTGGGATTATAGATAGTTCTTAAGTAACAGGAATTTATAAATACTTTTAGATAATTCTGGATAGTACGGAGAATAAAGATGCCGCTAAATTTAGCATCTCCTGGAATTGTAGTAAGGGAAGTTGATTTAACAGCAGGTAGAATTGATCCGGTTTCAGCTTCAACGGCTGCTTTAGTAGCGCCTTTTGAAAAGGGACCTGTCGATCTTCCTCAAGTTATTGAAACAGAAAATGATTTATTAAATACGTTCGGTGAACCAAAGACTGTAGATAAACATTATGAGCATTGGTTGACTGCTTCATCATATTTAGCATATGGTGGTCGTATGCTAATTTTAAGATGTGATGGAACTAATTTAAAAAATAGTTTTGTTGGATCTGCTAGCACTAGCAGTATCATAATCAAGAGCGACGAGCATTATAACCAGCTTGGATATGACGAAAATACTATTGCTGGCGTAACTTTTGCAGCAAGAAATCCAGGATCTTGGGCAAATGGAATTAAAGTTGCAATAATCGATGGTTTAGCAGATCAAACTTTAAGTCTTCCAAATACTCCATCATCCCTAGCAATTACTGTTGGGATGGGTGTTACCCAGTCATTAAATGGGAGAGTTTTATCTGGAGTTGGAACAACTTCAGTTTTAACAGGATATTTAAAGGGTGTTGTAAGTGGTATTAGCACCAATTCGAATGATGTTTATGTTAAAGTTTTAGGATATGTTAGTGGATCTACAGAAACTTTGGTAGACTACCAACCAGGAGGAACTTATTACTTTGCTGAAGATGTAATTACTAGATTCGTAAATGATGATGGCGTTGGAATTGCAACTACTACACCAAATAATCAATATGATTGGTTCGATCAGCAATCAATTACACTTTCAAACTCGGCAGCAAATATTCCATGGAATACAATTGCAAGTCGTCCTGGAACTTCGAGATATGCATCGGAAAGAAATTCTAGATTTGATGAACTCCACGTTGTAGTAATTGATGACTTAGGAACAGTTACGGGAAATGCTGGAACAATATTAGAAAAGCATTTAAATATCTCTAAAGGATCTGATGCGCAATATTCAGTAGGAAGTCCATCTAACTGGAGAAAGTATATTTTCAATTCTTCATCCTATATTTTTGCAGGTTCCTCTCCAACTGGAATAGTTACAACTGGATTCCAAGCAGGAAACAATCCTAATACCGCATTCGATCTTTTAACAGATACTGGTTGGGATCAGGAAACAACGGAGATAGTTTTTGGTGGATGTGGAGCACGTACTTTAACTCTTGCTGGAGGAAGAAATTATAATAATGGGACAGATATTAATACTTCTGGTGCCTTAACACCAGGATTATCTAGAATTGTTGCTGGTTACAATAGATTTTCAAATACTGAAGAGTATGATGTAAATTTCTTACTCATGGGATCTGCAAATTATGATAAAGATTCTAGTGCTGCTCTTGCAAATCAAATTATATCCGTAGCAGAACAAAGAAAAGATGCTATTGCCTTCATTTCACCATATAGAAGAGCGTTCTTAAATGACTCTGCAGTTGGTTCAGTAACTGTTAATTCTGAAGATCAAATTACTGATAATGTTATCGAATATTATGCTTCGGTTACTTCAACAACATATGGAATTCTTGATAGTGGTTATAAGTACATGTATGATAGATTTTCTAATGTATTCCGATATGTTCCTCTTAATGGTGATATTGCTGGATGCTGTGCAAGAAATGACATTAATCAGTTCCCATGGTTCTCTCCAGCAGGAACTGCCAGAGGTTCAATTCTAAACGCAGTTAAATTAGCATATAATCCAGGAAAAGTACAAAGAGACAGATTGTATTCTGCAAGAATTAATCCAGTTATCTTCTCTCCTGGTGCTGGCATTATTTTATTTGGTGATAAAACTGCATATGGAAAATCATCAGCATTTGATCGCATCAATGTTCGTAGACTTTTCATCTACTTAGAAAATGCAATTTCTGCAGCAGCTAAAGATCAACTGTTTGAATTTAATGATGAAATTACTAGAACCAATTTCGTAAATATTATTGAACCTTTCTTACGCGATGTTCAATCACACAGCGGCAGTGATTGATAATAATGAATTTGTTGCTGACATTTACATCAAACCTGCAAGATCTATTAACTTCATAGGTCTAACCTTTATTGCAACCAGAACTGGTGTTGCTTTTGAAGAAGTAATCGGAAACGTTTAATTAATTAAGAGGTTTAACAATCATGGCAACTAGGACTCAAATCAATCCACCACCACTAAGAAAGATTACAGATTTCAAAAGTAAACTAACTGGTGGTGGCGCACGTTCAAATCTCTTTGAGGTTGTTTTATCATTTCCAGATGCAGCACAACCTTCTCAAACTGTTCTTGACAAGGCAAGATTTTTAGTTAAATCTGCAAATTTACCAGCATCAAATGTAACTCCTATTTCTGTTCCATTTAGAGGAAGAGAATTAAAAGTTGCTGGCGACAGAACTTTTGATACTTGGTCAATTACAGTTATTAACGATACTGATTTCTCAATTCGTTCAGCTTTTGAAAGATGGATGAACGTAATTAATAGAGTATCTGACAATACCGGTTTAACAGATCCAGCATCTTACCAATCAGATGCTTTTGTATATCAACTAGATCGTAGTGGGTCTACACTAAGAACATATCACATGTATGATTTGTTCCCAACTCAGGTTTCTGCAATTGAACTTTCATATGATGCTCAAGGAATCCAAGAATTTAGTGTTGAACTCCAAGTTCTTTGGTGGGAAGCAGTTAAAGGTTCTGTTGGTGGGGAAAATATTAACTGATAAATAGATCATAATAGCAATAAAATTATAATATGGCAAAACTTTTTGGTTTTTCTATTGAAGATGATAAAGGTAAATCACCTTCTATAATTTCCCCCGTTCCTCAAACTAATGAGGACGGGGTTGATAATTATATAGCTAGTGGTTTTTATGGTCAATATGTTGATATTGAGGGTGTTTATCGTTCAGAACATGATCTAATTAAAAGATATAGAGAAATGGCAATTCACCCAGAGTGTGATAATGCCATTGAAGATGTTGTAAATGAAGCGATCGTTAGTGACCTTTACGATTCTCCAGTAGAAATTGAATTATCAAATGTAAATGCTAGTGATAAAATAAAAAAAATTATTAGGGAAGAATTTAAATATATCAAAGAAATGCTTGATTTTGACAAAAAATGTCATGAAATTTTCAGAAATTGGTATGTTGATGGAAGAATTTATTATTTAAAAGTTATTGATATTAAAAAACCAGAAGAAGGGATCAAAGAATTAAGATATATTGATCCCATGAAAATGCGGTATATTCGTCAAGAAAAAAAGACTAGTAAAAAAGAAACTTTTAATTATATGAAGTCTGGTGAAACGCAAAAAGCGTTTTATCCGGAAATTGAAGAATATTTCATGTATACTCCTGTTCCAAATTACCCAACAGGAATGATTTCTGGAGCAGGAAGTCAAAAATCAATTAAAATTGCCAAAGATTCTATTTCTTATATCAACTCAGGTTTAGTTGATAGAAATAAAGGATCAGTTTTATCATATTTACATAAAGCAATTAAAGCACTCAATCAACTTCGCATGATTGAGGACTCTCTTGTAATTTATAGATTATCAAGAGCACCAGAACGTAGAATTTTTTATATCGATGTTGGAAATCTACCAAAAGTAAAGGCAGAACAATATCTTAAAGAAGTTATGTCCAGATATAGGAACAAACTTGTTTATGATGCTTCTACTGGTGAAGTTCGGGATGATCGTAAATTTATGTCCATGATGGAAGATTTTTGGCTTCCAAGAAGAGAAGGTGGTAGGGGTACGGAGATTACAACTCTCCCTGGTGGTCAAAATTTGGGAGAACTTTCTGATGTTGAGTACTTTCAGAAAAAACTTTATAGAGCACTTGGTGTTCCAGAATCCAGAATCGCTAGTGATGGTGGATTTAATTTAGGTCGCTCATCAGAAATATTAAGAGATGAATTAAAATTCGCAAAGTTTGTAGGACGTCTAAGAAAGCGTTTTGCGAATTTGTTCAGCGATATTCTTAAGACGCAACTTATTCTTAAAAACGTAGTTAGTCCAGAAGATTGGGAAAAAATTAGCGATCATATTCAATATGATTTCTTATATGATAATCAGTTTGCAGAGTTGAAGGAATCTGAATTATTGAATAATAGATTATCAACTTTAGCAACGATAGAACCTTATATTGGAAAATATTATTCTGTGCAATATGTAAGATCAAAAATTTTAAGACAAACTGATACTGAAATAATTGAAATTGATGAACAAATTGAAAAAGAAATAGAGGAAGGAATTATTCCGGACCCATCAACAATTGATCCTGTAACAGGTCAACCTTTGCCACAAACTGATCAAGGATTTGATCAAGAAGCTATGAGTTTAGGTCAACCAATAGAAGATCCAAATATTGATCAACAAAGCCAAGTAACTAATGCACAAACACAAAAAGATATTAAAAAAGCAGAAATATAAATAAAAGATAGATATATAAATTACTTTTATGGAAGATATTATCGATTTGGTGGTTACTGATGCTTCACCATCGGAAATTACTGATGCTATTAAGGCAGCTTTATTTAACAAAGCAGGTGAAAGAATTGAAGGTTTGAGGCCAGAAGTGGCAGCATCTTTATTTGGCGATAATGATGAAGTTGATAATGATGGTGAAAACAATTATCAAGAAGAAGAATAATGTCAGCACGAATTAAAATTCTTGGGCAAGAATCTGCACTTCCAACAACAACTGGAACGGCAACTAGCTTTACGGCAGCAACAGTTGTTCGTTTAGTTAATACATCAACTACTAATGATTATGTAATTACTGTCGTTGAAACTCAAAGCGGAAGTGTTATCGGTTCTTTTACATTAATGAGGACTCAAACAGAATTATTAGAAAAATTACCAGCATATTGCGTTTATTCCTCAAACGCTGCTGTTTTGGGTGCAAAAGTAGGATTCACTAACTAAACAAATGAAACTAATCACAGAAGAAGTATCAAAAGTAGAATTTATTACCGAAGGAAAAGGTTCCCAAAAGAAAATGTATATTGAAGGAATTTTCCTTCAAGGAGATATTTGCAATCGTAACGGAAGAATGTATCCAATGGATACTCTATCCCGTGAAGTAAAAAGATATACAGAATCTTTCATTAGCAAGGGACGTGCTTTAGGTGAACTTGGACACCCAGATGGTCCAACAGTAAATCTTGATCGTGTTTCTCATAAGATCATTTCGCTCACTTGCGAGGGAACTAACTTTAAAGGTAAAGCACAACTTCTCGAAACCCCGATGGGTAAGATTGCAAAATCTCTCATTGGAGAAGGTGTTTGTCTTGGTGTTTCTTCTCGTGGTGTTGGTTCATTAAAAATGACTAATGAAGGTCATAAAATTGTAGGCGAAGATTTCATGCTAGCAACTGCTGCCGATATCGTTGCCGATCCTTCTGCTCCTGATGCATTTGTTCAGGGAATTATGGAAGGTAAAGAATGGGTTTGGGAAGGTGGAATCCTTCGCGAAAAACTAGCAGAATCTACAAAACGTAGAATAAATACGTTAGTTGATCAGAAAATTTTGGAAGAACATAAATTAAACTTATTTAATAATTTTCTTTCAAATTTATAATTTAATAAATAAATATAGATTATAAAACAATCAATCTAAAAATGTCCGTTGGTAGAAATTTACAAGAAATGGAAAACGTAGTAACCAAAGGGGCTGCACCTGCCGAACCAATGCAAAAATTATCCACAGGTATTCCTGCTGGTCAGAC